GGCGTCCACCGGCTGGTCCCATGAAACCTCCTCGGTGGCGCTCGGGTTTTATATTTATGTGGTGCGTGTGGGTTAGAACATCACAAGATGCTAGGGGTGGGAGGCTGGAGAGTGGCTAAAGAATGGGCTAAAGCTTTTTACAACTCAATGGCATGGCAACAGGTAAGACGTGAAGTGTTAAGGAGAGACCGTTACACATGTTGTCGGTGTGCATCAAGAGCAGAGGAAGTACATCACATCATTGAATTAATGCCGGAGAATATCAATGACCCGTCGATAGCATTGAACCCGAAGAATCTTGAAAGCCTATGCCATGACTGTCATACGAAGGAAACAAAAGGCTGCGATGGTGATGTTGTACAGGGGTATTACTTTGATGAGAACGGGCTAGTTGTACAGCAACAGCCCCCCGGGGGTCAAAAATGAAATAGGGTACAGACAAAGACCGAAGGGGCCCCTCTCTGTTACTCACTGGTACGTGCATGACCCCCCTACTTAGAAAGGCAGGTGATAAACATGGCAGATTTAGAAAAAGATAAACGGATATCTAAGGAGTACAAACGAATACGGAAAATTTACAAGGATTTGCCTGGTTCTCTCCTGACTCTATACGATGGACTTATCCGTCGGGCGGCATATATGCGCGTCACCCTGGAAGATTACGAGGTTGACTTAGATAGGGGTGGTTATGTCGAAATGTTTACCCAGTCCGAAAAGATAGACCCGTACGAGAGGGAGAGGCCGGTTGCCCGACTGTATAATGCTATGGTCAAAAACTACCAGGTAGTGATGAAGCAGCTGGCCGACAAGCTCCCGGAGCAATCCGCCAAAGATTTAAGCGAGGAGATTCTGCGCTTTGCGGTGGGTGGTAAGAAATGAACTGGCCCCAAAAATACCTCAAAGCGATACAGTCAGGCGATGAGGTTGCTTCAAGAAAGGTAAAGGCAGTATACGAAAGGGAAGTTGGCTTGATGGAGAATCCATCACCGGACTTCCCTTTTTACTTTGACGAAGAAGCTGGGCAGAGGCCTATCGACTTCATAGAGAGGTTTTGCAAGCATTCTAAAGGGAAGTGGGCGGGTAAGCCTGTAATCCTTGAATTGTTCCAAAAGGCGAAAATCCAATTAGTTTATGGCTGGAAGGAAAAGGACACCCACAACCGTCGCATTCGTGAGGTTGTTGACATCCGGGGACGTAAATGCGGGAAATCAACCGAGACCGCTGGCGTTGAACAATATGCTCTTATTGCTGATGGAGAAGGAGGCGCGGAAGTATACTGCACGGCTAATAAAAAAGACCAGGCAGCAATTATCTTTAATGAAGCTGTAAACATGAGGGCTCAATCCCCCGCGCTCCGGAGCATAACAAAAAAGCGCCAGAGCGATATATACTTTCCAGCCACATACAGTTTTATAAAAGCCCTTGCGGCAGATACAAAAACAATGGACGGATTGAACGCCCATTTTTTTAGCTTGGACGAATTTCACGAAGCGAGAGACAGCAAAGTCTATGATGTAATGATACAATCGCAGAGCGCAAGGGAGCAGCCGTTAGCCTGGTTAATATCAACCAATGGATTTGTCCGGGAAATGTTTTTTGACGATAAATACGATTACTGCTCTAAGGTGGCGATGTGGGAACCAGGATTTGAAGATTATCGCCTGCTGCCGCTTATATATGAGCTTGACAGCAGGGACGAATGGACGAACCCGCATTGTTGGGCAAAAGCAAACCCGGGACTTGGCAATATAAAATCAATAGCGACGCTGGCGGAGTATGTAGAGAAAGCAAAGAGAGACCCGAAGTTTCTTCCAACAGTTTTAACAAAAGATTTTAATATTCCGGAAAACAGCGCCGAGGCGTGGCTGCCATATGAGGCCTGCGTTAATGAAAAGGTTATACCGATTGACTACCTGAAAAAATCTTATGCAATCGGCGGGTGCGACTTGTCGGCAACTACTGACTTAACATGCGCAACATTACTGATACGGAAACCGAATGACGACAATTTCTATGTATTGCAAAAATACTTCCTGCCAAAAAGCAGGATTGACGATGTTGAGCACAGTAATTCGAGGGAAGCACCATATAGATTATGGGCTGAGCAAGGTTGGCTGCAAATATGCGAGGGTGCGACAGTTGACTATAAGGCCGTTACTCAGTGGTTTGTTGACATGGTGAACCAGTACGATATCCGGCCACTCTGGATCGCGTATGACGCGGCTCTCTCCGGGTACTGGCGGGAAGAAATGGAAAGCTATGGCTTCGACATGGAGAAAATACGCCAAGGCCCTGTGACATGGACATATCCCATGAAGCAACTTGGAGGACTATTCGAGGAACACCGGATAATAAGCAACAATAACCCAATGCTCCGGTGGTGCGTTATCAATACTGCAAAGAAATCTACAAACAAGGACGGCATAGAAAGTATACAACCAGTTAAGACAGGCACGACAAAGCGTATAGATGGCCTTGTGTCACTACTTAATGCTTATGTCGGTTATTGCAATCACGAAGAAGAATACTTGAGATATGTGAGGTGAGCTAAGTTGACAGCTCAGGAATATGTAGCAAGACATCCAAAACTTGATACCGGAAAGAAAGTGATATTTAGGTGTTTAAACTGCGGTAACAAGCAAATCGGATATTCAAAACTGGATGGATTTTCTTGCGAAAAATGTGGTGGTTATATCTCACCAATTAAAGAAATGGAGGGGTGAGTATATGGGCTTATTTAGTAAACTTTTTAATTTTATAAAAGTCCGATACGTTTATAGCGGGACATCGTCCCGTTCTGCTCCGTTCAACAAGGAGGTGTATGAACAAGAAATTGTCCGGGCGGTAATTGACTGTATCGCAACTCATACGGCTAAAGCTGAGGCACTGCATGTTGTTTTGGATAAGGACGGGCGAATAAAAGACATAAAGCGTAACTCCCCTTATGTGAAACTACTGAACCAGAGACCTAACCCGCTAATGACTGGGTTTGATCTAAAGTACAAACTTGTGACCCATGTTGAAACCAATACAACTGCTATGTGTTACGTAAAGTGGAACGGTCTGCTTCCGGAAATGATGATACCGGTACAGTATAACAACTTTGAGATATTGCCCATAGACGGTGGAGGATATGCCGTACAGTTTACAGACTATGATGGCATACAGAGAGCGCTAAACATCGAGGATGTTGTTATCCTCCGAAAGTTTTTCAACACCAGGGACGTTGGGGGGGATGGCAACGATCCGATATACAATACGCTAGACATGCAAAAGGCGTCCGATGAAGGTTTAATACAGGCTCTTTCGGTATCAAACAAAGTCCGAGGGCTTTTGAAGCAGAAAAAGGCAATGTTATCCCCGGAAGACGTTACAAAGGCAACAGACGAATTCACGGCACGATTTGAAAAGGCCGCAAAAGAAGGCGGCATCGTAGGTGTTGATTCAATGGAAGAATATGCACCGCTAACCGTCACGCCCTGGAGTGCAAACGCAGCGCAAATGAAAGAAATCCGTGAGAATATCCTCCGGTATTGGCGTGTATCGAATGCGATCCTAATGTCTGACTACACAGAAGCACAGTGGCAAGCGTTTTATGAATCAGTGGTTGAACCGAGGCTTATTCAGATGGGGCAGGCCTTCACAAATGTTTGTTTTACACAAAGGGAACGCGATTCGGGAAACCGGATCATTTTTAATTCCTCCGTATTGTTGAACACGGCCATGCAGACGAAGGTAAACATTCTAAACGCATCAAAAGAAATTGGACTTTTCACCAAAAATGAACTGCGTGAAATGTTTGGTTACGCTCCGGTTGAGGGCGGCGACGAGGCGCAGGTAAGCCTTAATTATGTAAAAGCGACAGACCAGTCACTTTATCAGACTGGAGAAAAAGGAGATGAAGACGATGGACAAAACGAAGCTGACTGAAAGACGGTTTGAATTTCAAACTCGTGCAATAGGCAATGAAGAAAAACAGGAGTTGTGGGTTGAAGGATATGCGGTAAGATTTAATTCTCCAACGGTCCTTTTTGAGATTGACGGTATTGAATACAAGGAACAAATTGCCCGCGATGCCTTTACTGATTGCAAGATGGATGATGTTATTTTTAATTACAACCATTCGGGGCGTGTGATGGCCAGAACAAGAAACAAGACCTTGCAGCTCACTGTTGATGACGAAGGCCTTTTCATCCGGGCGAGGCTTGACG